GTCCCTAGGCTACTTTCTACTAATTATTAGTATATTCTATCTTGTAAAATACAATAATCATGTTTGATCCACATCAATTAGAAAAATTTCTGTTTTTTGACATTGAAACTGCTGGTGCAGAGTCAAATTTTTCAGAATTATCCCCCAAACTGCAAGATCTCTGGTCAAAAAGAGCTGAAATCTTGAGAACTCAACTAGGTGACAAGTATCCCGATAATAAAGACAAGTCAGATGACGAGCTGTTTCAGATGAAATCCGCTCTGCAAGCTGAATTCGGTAGAGTTGTTTGTGTTTCCTTTGGCAAAATGAAATTCGTTGACGGGGCACCAACTGCCCAAATTTTTTCATATTCTGGCAATAACGAGGTAGAGATCCTAAATCAATCCTTTAAATTAATGACAGGCTTAGCAAAGAACGGAATTAAGTTATTCGGACATAATGTCAAGAGATTTGACGTGCCTTTCTTATGTAAGCGAGCTTTCATTCACGGAATTGAACCAGCAACACCTTTGCAAGTTTGGGACAAGAAACCTTGGGAAATTTCAATAACCGATACCTCTGAACTATGGTCTTTCGGTGCATGGCAAGAAGGATTCACATCGCTTGACCTCTTAGCATCAGTCTTGGGCATAGATTCGCCAAAGGACGATATTAATGGGTCAGAAGTACATGAAACTTTTTATGCTGGTGATGTTGATCGCATCAAGGAATACTGCCAAAAGGACGTAATTACACTAATGCAAACAGCTTTAAGATTATCTGGCCTAAACCAAATCGAAAAGTCTGATATAATAGTAAAGTAAAATAATCAAATAATAAGTGAAGCAAACTAAATTTAAGGCAGATGCTAGACAGCAGTTAGCCGCAGGTATTAATGCATTAGCCGAAGCTGTTAAAGTCACGCTAGGCCCAAGAGGCCGAAATGTTGTTATTGCTCGCGATAACAGTGTTGCAATAACAAAGGACGGAGTTACCGTTGCTCGTGAAGTTCATCTTGAGGACTACATGGAAAATGTCGGAGCTCAAATGATCAAGCAGGTTGCAAATAAAGTTGCAATGGAAGCTGGTGACGGTACCACTACCGCAACCGTTCTTGCCCATGCAATCTTTACTGAAGGTAATCGATTGATTGAAACCGGCTCTCATCCAATGGACCTTAAGAAAGGTATTGAGATTGGAATGGAACACATCATCTCCAACCTAAAAGAACAGTCTCAAACGGTTGAGGACTTCGATAAAATTCGTCAAGTTGCAACAATCTCTGCGAATAATGATGAAGAAATTGGATCAATTATTGCGGACGCAATGGAAGCAGTTGGATTCGATGGAATTATTACAGCAGGCGAAAGTAAAACTGGAGAAACTTTTGTTGAAATAGTTGAGGGAATGCAATTCCAAAACGGATACCTATCCCCATATTTCATTACTAATCCAGAAAGAAATACTGTAGAATTTGAAAAACCTCTAATCTTAGTGTATGATGGTAAGATTTCAAATCTACAAGACATGTTACAGTTCTTAGAGTATTCAAACAAACAAAGACGTCCATTATTAATCATTAGTGATGGAGTTGATGGAGAAGCTCTAAACACTCTACTTGTTAATAAATTACAAGGCACTCTAAAAGTAGCGGCAGTTAGATCTCCAGGTTTTGGAGAGCAGCGTCGTTTTAAACTACAGGATATCGCTACCTTAACTGGTGGAAAACTGATTTCTGAGCTAGACGGTATCACGCTTAAAGAAACAATTGCTGCAAATTACGTTGGAGGTTGTGATAAAATAACAATCACATCAGATTCAACCACAATAATTGGTGGATTTGGAACAGCTGAGTCAATTGCAGAATTAACCACTGATCTAAAGGCTCAAATCCAAGCATGTGAGTCAGAAACCTCTAAACTACTTCTAAAAGAAAGACTTTCTAAATTTGAGGGTGGCGTTGCAATCATTAAAATTGGTGCAACTTCTGAACTTGAAGCTAGAGAGAAATCTGACCGAATTGACGATGCATTGGGAGCAACCCGATCAGCGGTTGCTGAAGGTATTGTTATGGGAGGTGGTCTTGCTCTAGTCAAAGCCGTAAACTCAGTTACAATTACTTCACCTATTAGAGATATTCAATTAGGAATCGATCTAATTAAGAAAGCCTGTCACCAGCCGTTCCGTTCAATCTTAGAAAACGCTGGAGTAAATCCAGATATTGTTCTAAATAAAATAAACGAAGGCGCTCCTGGATACAATGCTAAAACTGAGGAGTACGTTGACATGATCGATAATGGAATTATTGATCCAGTCAAAGTTACTAGAACCGCTTTAGAAAACGCAGTTTCAATCGCAGGCCTTTTAATCACAACTGACTGCCTAATGGTACAAAAGCCCCAAATGAACTCTCAAGTTCAATAATCGAATATTAGCCATCGAGGAACATGCGCCTGTTGAGTAATTCTCACGGGCGCTGTTCTGTTTAGCCTGATCGATAGATAAAATAAAGAATTTTTGCAATTGGACAATCAGTTTAAGAAACTAATTAACGATATTAAGTGTGGAAGGACTGCCTCTCCAATCTTCACTGAGGATGACTTAGCGAAGGTTAAGGCCTGTTTACCTGAACCAGTTGCACCACCGCCATCCAATGTAAATGTTGCTGTCCCAGAGACTGATTCGTGCGTAAATGCTGGCATTGAGGAGGTCAAAAAGATCATGATTGACCAGCTTTCCAAACAGGGAACACTAGTTGAACTTTCAGCAATCAAAGGTAAGTTAGAAGAGGCGCAAGATCATTACAAGATCATTTCAGTTCACTATCGAGAGCGTTATAAATTCTTCAATGATACTATAACAACCTTAGCCCCATTCACATCAGAGTTCATTTATTGGGATGATGAATTTAACAGGTTAAAGCGGCTTGAAGAATCAATTTACAATAAATATCGTGAAGATAATGCTCCAGATAAGATAAAAACAGTTGATCCAATTTTACTTATTTTAAATTGGCTCGTTAAAGTAAATGATAAGGTTGCGTTATCAATATTTTCTGGAAATCTTGATGAACTATCTAAAATTGCATCAGACGTTGTTATATCTTTGCTAATTTCATCTGACGTATATAAAGCGTATTCAACCGCTAGGAATGCTAGAATTGAAGCTGGTAAATCTCGAGATAGAGCAAAAACCGGCGCGACTAATGCGCTAAAGACCAGAATCCAGTCAATACCTAACCTTGGCCTAGCGACCGTTGTTAAAGCTAATGTGCTTGACACAACCAGGCAAATAAGTGGACAGTTAGTTCCAATATTCAATGATACCGACGTAGTACAGCCGGTCACCAAATTAGTTACGTCAGCTAGATCACTGGCCTATGAGGTTAGAATACTTGACCTAGACAGCTACAAAATAACGGTGCCTCAAGTAAAAGCAGATGGATCTTCGGAACAAGTCGAAAAGATAATTAACATTAGAACCAGCCCGTATCTTAAATTTTTTCCATTCGCTAATACAGTAGGAACCGCGCTCCAATCTAGAGCATTTCAGTCAGGTCCTCCAACTGAAACCGATTACGCGTTCATTCCTGGAGCATTGTATAATGAAACGAACGGATATGCTGGTCTCTATAAAAAACTTGCAAATCCAGTTAGGTACTTGTACACGCCTGAAGAAAGGGGGCTTACTGTTGATCCAGACAAAATAGATCCAATCATAAGGGACATCGAAGATGCTCCAAAGTCAATAACTGATGAGGGCACAACTTTTTATATTGGAAATCAAGCGCAGTACTCAAAGTTTTATGATGAGGCTGCAAAGACTCTACCTACTAAATTAAAAGATGAGAGAGAAAAAGTCTTTCCAAAACAAATTCAACCTGCAGTAGATGAGCTTAAGGCTCTTGGACAAGCCGAGGCAGCTGACTTCTTTAGAAAAACCACGGACTCTGAGGTCAAGTTAGCGCGTCCATTAACTTATAAAGCCAAGGGCTCAAACATTTATTTGGCTGGAGAATTCACGTATTCTAACCTAGACAAAGTTGTTTCAAGTAGGCTTGCATATTACACAAAAGCAGCAGATGAAATTGATCAAAAGATCAAGGACCTTCAGGCTGATATTGATCAAATTTCTGAATTAATAACTCAGAATTCAATGGATCCAGACGTTTTGGCTAAGAGAATTTCAACAGTTGCCTGTTTCAAGGATGCGGCTAAGGCCAAAGCAACTGCAAAGGATTGTGAGGAGGAAACTAAGAAAAAGTTAGGATCAGATCCTTTAATGATCCGTACCCTTTCTGGCACAGACTCAAGTCTCCCGGACATGAATAACCCTTGTTACTGGAAAGAATTTGCAAATTCACTGAATCAAATTAGTGTTTTACCTATACCTGATTTAACTTCTCCGTTATTAAGATACTGGCCGATAAACAATATAATTCCGACTCCAGTAGGAGTGGTCATGATTCCAATGCCACAAAAATGGAGAGTCCTATTTTCTCTATCATCTTCACTTGGAACCCTAGTAACCTTTTTGACTTTGCCTGCTCTTATCGTTGGAATTCCATTGCCTTCCGTGTACATGTTCTATTTTTCACCAGACGGTAATAAGTACATGCTACTTGCTCCAAACTTTCCATTAGTATTTGCACCTGGTGCAATTAAGTATGGATTTGAGATTGATACGTCTGGTGAATCAGATAATCCAATCGGCTTGAGTAATTCAAATCCACATAAAGGCCAATTAATCAAAGGCTCATTATTGGTACCGATTAAAGTAACTGCAAGTTCGTCAAAGGCAATTAGATTAGCCGCGTTTGCAGCGGATCTTGCTCAAGGTAAAAATCCGTCAATTAAAACTCCAGACGGCCGTGTGATCAAGGAAATTGATCCTCAATTCTACCTACAAAATTACTTAGGCCAATTTGAAGCATCATCTGCTGCGCTTGATGGAGGTGCGGCTGAGGAATTTATTAATATCACTACTAAATTCAAGGCAGATCTCAATGCTCAATTTAAGATTTTGGGAGACATGCAGATAAATGCAGTTACTCGACTAAAGGAAAAAACCAGATCGACTAGACAAAAGGGAGTAGTCTCAGCTGAGGATATTACTGATCCAAAGGACAGACTTGCCGCAAAGGACAAGGCTCGAGCTCTTGATCCAATTAGATTGACCGACAAAATTCAAAGCGTACTTTCTGATTTTGAGTCGTACATTGATAAGATTAATTTAGGCACAATATCAATTCCAAAGAATCCAACTAGACATAATCCTAAACTGCCTGGAGCAGTCACTGCTGTTCAACCTCTAATTGAAAAAGCAGCTAGGGGAGAGCTTGTACCTGATCTAAAATCCACAAACCTAATTGCCTTAATTAAAAAGTTTGCATCACAAATTGATCCAAGTAAATTAGACATACCAAAGAAAGAATTTAATCTAAATAAATTAGAAGATGTTAATGAATTTAAGAAAGCAATAAAGAAGTTTGCAAATGATGCCTTGGCTCATGCAACTGGGGATAAAACGACCGATGAAGACATTGATCCTAATTTACCAGAAGAGCGAAAGGCAGAGATTGCAAAAGCCAATGAATTACGAAAGAAGCGAATCAAAGCAGCGTTTGCACTATCTTCACTTGCTCTAACTCCACCTACTCTCAAGCTATTTGATCCTTCTGCTCCGTGCTGTGCAACTGAATCTGCTAAACCAAATAATTTACCGTCTCCTCAAGTATTAGCGGCAATCGCTATTTTTAATGCTTTATTAGATGCATTTTTACAAGGACTAACTATTGAAACTCTAAAGAACATGTTCGGTGAGGCTGCCTCAAATATTGGAATAGACGCAGTAAAATCTCTATTCGATGCAACCCTATCAGCGTTTCCACCAATTTCAATTCCTGCTCTTCCTGATGTGGTTGCAATATTTAAAACAATGATATTACCGGTGTTAGCCGCAACTCACATACCTCAGGCTCCAATTCCGCTTGGTCCAGTATTTCCAGTACCAATCGTAATTCCATTGAACGCTATCCTAAAACCTCTACTAAAAGCCGCAATCGCATATTTGCTTGAATTACTATTAAGGCTCTTGTCCGATGCTGGTAATCTACTAGAATTTACGGGGCTTAGCGTAGAATCTCCAACTCTTCAAGAAATTATTAAGCAAGTACCGTGTGGAGATTCCCAATTCGCGACAGTTTCTACCACTAATATTTCAAGAACAGTTTCGGTAAAATTACCAAACGGGATAGTCTTGACCTTACCTAAGATTCCAAATATTCCATTGGATCTTGTCTCTTATTTTGCACTAATGACTTCTACTGATCTTGTTGAATTAATTAGAGGCCTACTATTCGCGGCAATTGACGGAATCCTAGAACCGTTAAAGAGCATAGTCGTCCCAATTTTAAATATTGCACAAAGTTTTAAGGATCTATCTCTTAATGTTATTGAATCTGCCAACCCATTCATTCTACCAATAAAGCTAATCATCTTAGCTTTGCAACTTAAGATTCCAAATTCATCTAAGACTAAACTTATGAATCTTGATGCCATTAATATAATTCGAGCCGCATACCTACCGGTTGTGACTGCGGCTGAACCAGTATTAAAGGAAGTTGCGTATTTAGCCGCAATCTTAGCACCAGCTTTGGCGAGTAAGCCAGGGGTCAAGATCGCTAGAATTGCAGCAAATCCATTCGTCAATCAGGATGATCTTCCTCCATGGGAAAGACTGACCCATAAGAATCCACTATTTGCAATATTTTTGGATGAAATTGCGTGGAGATCAAGTTTAACCTCAACCGGTAGCCTAATATTTGCAACAAAAATGCCAGGCATATTCACCGGAGCTAGGATGATTACCACAGATCCTGGAATTCACTAATTTTTAAAACTAGAAGAGGTTTCTGTGTATAATTAAGTAGTTAATCTCATTAATACGACATTTATGCAAAAAAACCAAAACACGCAAGAAGTTATTGATTTCGATTTGCTATTTAGCCAAGGCAATAGTAAAATCAATCATAAAATCAAATTAACTCCAGCGGACAAAAAAGCGGGGGTACGAATCTTTTGTAAAGAACCGTATGCTCAAGAGATCTATGATCTTTACTATTCTTCGGGAACACTTTTAAAACCTGCAAATAAGGACTTTGAAGTCGGTCGAGTATGTAAAGTAACTGCAAAACGTGTAGACTTCGATAATAAAATGATTGAAGCGCAAGACGATGCAACTCTATCAACCATATTCATTCCATTTAGGGAATTTACTGAAGAGCCATCATTATTAGTTCACAATGAAATAAGCGCAAGCTTTAAAATTGTCATCTATAAAGTAGAAGGTGGAGACTTTTTAGGTTCTGAAAAACGATGTGCAGCATTAACGTACCGTGAAGATCTTGAAGAATTCATTAAGACCGAAAAATGGTTCTACGTTAAAGTTACTAATTTAGTCAAAGGCGGCTACCTTGCTCTGTATAAGGGTACAGTTAAATGCTTCTTACCAGGTTCGCATGCTGCAGCCAACGTAATTAGAGACTTCAATGAGTACTTGAATAAAGAAATTCCAGTAATGATTGAAAATTATGATTCTGCGAATGACCTATTTATTGTTTCTTACAAGAAGTACATTAAACAGACTCTACCTCAACGAGTTCATGAACTTAAGTTTGGTGAAAAATACACAGGTATTCTAACAAATAAGCCTTATGATTTCGGAATGTTCGTTGAATTCCAGAACTACTTTACTGGACTATTACACAAAACCGAATTTGCTAATTATGAAGAAGTTAGCAAAAACTATAAATCTGGAGACCAGATCGAATTCTACATCAAGGATATTGTTCTTAAGAAAGGTGAACCTAGAATAATTCTAACCGATGCTTTAGAAAAAATCGGAGAAGATCAATTAATCTGGCAAAGCCTAAAGGATTCAATTGAAGGTAAAACTTTAGAATTTACTCTAAATAAACAAAACTTTAATTTAGAGATTCAGATGCCTGATTCTGACAAAGTATTTCACACGGATGTTAACCATCTAAAAGGTAGAACTAAAATTAGCGACGAAGGTCAAATTAAAGTTCACAGAGTTGATACAATCAGGAAACAATTGAAGTTCGACTTTATTTAAACCAAAAGCCGCAAAGAGTGGTATTTTATATTCGAATAAATAATCAAGATGCAAAGATCGAATGATAAAATATCACTCTTTTTTATGTTCGGTGCTCTTCAGGTTAACCATTTAAACAACAGAGTTTCTGTTAACCAAGCACACGACACCATAATTCGAACTTTACATCACATTTACACTTAATCTATAATAATAAAGAACATGATGGAACCTATTTTACAAGAGAATCCAAATCGATTTGTTGTCTTCCCAATTCAGCACCATGACTTGTGGGAATTTTACAAGAAATCAGAAGCTTCATTCTGGACAGCTGAAGAAATTGATCTAGCTGCCGACTTAGTCGACTGGAGATCTCGATTAAACGATGACGAGCGTCATTTCGTTAAACACGTATTGGCATTTTTTGCTGCTAGCGACGGAATCGTTAATGAGAATCTGGCTGAGAACTTCGTTAAGGAAGTCCAGTACCCAGAAGCAAAATTCTTTTATGGATTTCAGATCATGATGGAAAACATTCATTCTGAGACATATTCTCTCTTGATTGATACGTACATTACCGACCCAGAAGAAAAAATGCATCTATTTAGAGCGGTTGATACCATCCCAGCTGTTGCAAAGAAGGCCGAGTGGGCCCTCAGATGGATCAAGAACTCTACATTTCAAGAAAGACTAATTGCATTTGCGGCGGTTGAGGGTATATTTTTCTCAGGTTCATTCTGTTCTATTTTTTGGCTTAAGAAAAGAGGCCTCATGCCAGGACTAAGTTTTTCTAATGAACTTATTTCACGAGATGAGGGATCTCACACCGACTTTGCGGTTCACCTACACAACAATCACGTAGTTAATAAAGTTTCAGAAGAAAGAATAAAGGAAATCATATTATCTGCCTTGGAAATTGAGAAAGAATTCATCACAGAGGCTCTCCCTGTTAAATTGATAGGCATGAATTCTGACTTAATGAAACAATACTTGGAATTTGTTAGCGATAGATTACTATCCGATTTAGGTTGCGCAAAAGTTTTTAACTCAACGAATCCCTTTGACTTCATGGTTAACATTGCGCTAAACGGTAAAACTAATTTCTTTGAAAAGAGGGTTGGCGAATACCAAAAAGCTGGAGTTAAATCTGGAGGAGACTCAGGATTTTCATTAGACGCAGATTTTTAAAAAACAGCAAAAACTAAATAAATGAAGGTAATAAAAAGAGATGGCCACAGTGAGACGCTGAAGCTTGATAAAATCACGAACCGAATTAAAAAACAAACATACGGATTAAATACCGATTATGTTGATGCCCTAGAGGTTGCAACTAAAGTCGTATCCGGTATTTACGATGGAATAAGTACTCAACAGCTAGATTTATTAGCCGCAGAAACCGCAGCGGCTTTGACCTACATCCATCCAGATTACTCAGTTCTTGCGGCTAGAATTGCAATAACTCGATTACATAAGACTACTCACAAATCTTTTAGTGATACAATCGATCACTTATACAACTACATAGATCCTAAGACCGGTAAGAATGCATGCATTATTTCAGATGAAACTTATGAAGCTGTTCAAAAATACAAGAACACTTTAAATGAGGCAATCATTCATGATAGGGATCTTACCTTTGACTATTTTGGGTTTAAAACTCTCGAGAAGAGCTACTTACTAAAAACTTACGGTCAACCTGCTGAAACTCCTCAACATCTTTACATGAGAGTAGCTGTAGGAATTTGGGGAATGGACATTCAAAATGTTCTTAAGACGTATGAATTATTATCAACTCACCAAATGACTCATGCAACTCCAACTCTATTCAATGCTGGAACCAGACGACCTCAATTATCTTCATGTTTCCTACTAACCATGAACGATGATTCAATTTCAGGAATCTATAAAACTCTTTCTGATGTTGCTGCAATTTCGCAGAATGCTGGTGGAATTGGTATCGCTATTTCAAATATCCGAGCAACCGGTTCTTACATCAAAGGCACGAACGGTACATCAAATGGAATTGTTCCAATGCTAAAGGTTTATAATGAAACTGCCAGATACGTTGATCAAGGCGGTGGAAAACGTAAAGGATCATTTGCAGTTTACCTAGAACCTTGGCACGATGATGTTGAAGATTTTATTGAACTTAGAAAAAATCACGGTAAGGAAGAACGTAGAGCAAGAGATCTTTTCTTAGCAATGTGGACTCCTGATCTATTCATGAAACGTGTTGAAGAGGATGGTGATTGGACAACTTTCTGTCCAGCTGAAATTGATTGCGAGCTTTGGGAAATGTACGGAGAAGAATTTGAAAACAATTACGTTCGTCTTGAAGCTGAAGGTAAGGGTCGTCGAACTTTTAAAGCTCGTGTACTATGGCAAAAAATTCTAGAGTCTCAAATTGAAACAGGTACTCCTTATATTCTTTTCAAAGATTCAGCTAATCGTAAATCAAATCAAAAGAATTTAGGCACTATTAAATCTTCAAATCTGTGTACTGAGATCATTGAATACACTTCAAAGGATGAGCAGGCTGTTTGTAACCTAGCTTCTATTCCAGTAAATCAATTTGTAGTTTTAGGCAAAAAGACTGGCAAATTAAGAAAGCCTTCGGCTGAATACAACCATACTGCTTTATATGAAGTTGCCTATCAAACAACTCTCAACTTGAATAAAGTCATTGATGTCAATTTTTATCCAACTCCTGAAACTAAGGCGTCTAATCTAAAACATCGTCCAATTGGAATAGGTGTTCAAGGATTAGCCGATACCTTTGCACTAATGGGATTGGAATTTGGAAATGAAGAGTCTAAAAAGCTTAATGAAGAGATTCATGAAACCATTTATTATGCAGCAATGGAAGCCTCAATTGACCTAGCTAAAAAAGATGGAGCCTACTCTTCGTATGAAGGTTCTCCACTAAGCTCTGGACAATTTCAATTCAATTTATGGGGCTTTACTGACGAACAATTGTCAGGTAGATGGAATTGGGCTGCACTACGTAAAAAGTTAATGAAGCACGGAGCTAGAAACTCTTTATTGCTTGCTCCAATGCCAACTGCTTCAACCGCTCAAATTATGGGCAATAATGAAGCCTTTGAGCCATTTACTTCTAACATTGGGACTCGTAGAACACTAGCCGGTGAATTCATCACAGTTAATAAACACCTAGTTAGAGATCTTGCTGAACTTGGCCTTTGGTCAGACACAATGAGAAATCGAATCATCGTGGAAAAAGGCTCAGTACAAAATATTCCAAACATTCCTGATGAGATTAAATTGATCTACAAAACGGTTTGGGAAATATCTCAAAAGACTATTATTGACATGTCTGCCGATAGGGGTAAATTCATTTGCCAATCACAGTCTCTCAATCTTTTCTTTAGGGATGTTAATACTGCTAAATTAACATCAGCTCACTTTCATTCTTGGAAAAGAGGACTTAAAACTGGAATGTACTATCTAAGAACTGAAGCTGCTACGTCAGCCATTGCTGGCCTAGGTGTAGATGCCTCTGCTAAATCACAACCGGTCATTCAGGTGACTCAAGACGACACTCTACAGAATGCAAATGATATTGTCTGTTCTCTTGATAACAAGGATGAATGTCTAGCTTGCGGATCATAAATTTAACGTAATTTCAATCAAATGGGGGCCTTGTGTCCCCATTTTTGGTTTATAAATAATACTACCATGGAAATACTATCATTTGACAAATTCAAGTTATTACTGGAGGAAGAAGAGACAGCTCCAGCCCCGGAACCAGCTGCTGAACCTGCTCCAGCTCCAGAGGCTGATCCGTTATCATCACCTCCACCGCCACCTCCTGATTTAGGAGGAGCGCCAATGTCTGACCCGTTAGCCGGTGCAACACTACCCCCTGATCCAAATGCGCCTGCTCCAACCGCTACAACTTCAGTATTTAAAGTTGTATTTTTAGATGCCGATAAACCTTGGCACTCTAAGTATGCTGATGGCGGCGGAGTAAAGAGATACAAAGAATACGAAATCAATCAAGCTGATCTTGACAAATGGATCACTGATTCCAAGCTAGATACAAACAAAGATGATTTGTCTCAAGCAGTAAGCGGTAAAAAACAGATTGAAAAGACTCTATTTGATAAATTAAAAGGAGCCGCAACCTCAAATAAACTAGGTAAAGATCGAGGCGATGTTGACGTTGATTATGATACTAAATTAATTCCGTCTACTTCTAAGCTTGACCTAATTTTCGTAACCCATAAATGATAAAGCGCTTTAGTAACTTCATATATGAATCAAAGTTTGATTCTCTTGCCATTGCAATAGCTCACGATCTTTTCTCGATTGTGAAAAGTACTGCTGGTACCAAGCCAGGAAAAGCAATTCACAAAGAATTCACGTATTCTGATCCATTGGAGTTTAGTCTAAATTTTATAGTTAAAAGAGTAGTTCAATTTAATCCACGAAGATCAGCTCACTTTAAAACTCTACCTTGGGAAGTTTTAAATTTTGAAGATAACGGTTTTGCACTAGATGCGAACGCTTACATCCCAAATGCTTCAGATTACGATGAACCTGAACTAGAATTAGTTCTATACATTAGCCCAGATGCAGAACCTCTAAGTTATGAGACGCTTAATCATAAATTGGTTGAATACGTTAGGCACGAAATAGAACATCTGCTCCAAACCGGAATCAACCGTAGAACTGGCCACATAATTAAAACGCCAGGAAAGGTTAGATCGGGCGCAGAGTCCTCATATAAGTATTTTTTACTGTCTGACGAAATTCCAGCAATGGTTGCCGGTATGCATGCATCCGCCGTCCGAAAGAGAATTCCAATAGATCAAGAGTTTGAACTCTATCTGAGACCTTTCACTAAGTCTGGCTTGCTAACTAACGAACAATTCAATAAAGTCATTAGGGCATGGATAAAATTCACAAAACAAGTCTATCCAGAAGCCAAATTTTCCAACAAAGTTTATTAAAATTTAAAACCGGGTGAATTTTTATTATATAAGATACAAAAAATCTTTGAAATTATGACACCACAATGGTTAACTGAATTAAAAGAAGCAGTTTCTCAACTTGAAAACGAAACTGTGAAGTTCTACGAAAAAGGTAACAAGTCTGCTGGAACTAGAACTCGTAAACTTTTGCAAGATATTAAAGCAGTTTGTCAAGCCGGCAGAACTCACGTTCAAGAAGCAAAGACTAACGAGCCTAAAGCTTAATATCTTAATAAAAAGTTCACATTAAAGGGCGGGTCTAAAAAACTCGCCCTTATTTTTTGAAACTACTTACGGTTTTTTAGTACAATTTTATAAATTAAATCATTTTTGAACATGGAAGATCTATTCAATCTCAATCTCGATGATTTCTCAGGAAAATCATCATCTGCTGCTCGTAAAGTTGACGAGAACATGTACAATCCCGGTCCAGACCAAGGTCAGAACGGTATTTACAAATCGGTAATTCGTTTTATCCCATGGGTAACGGATCCGTCTAAAAGCCGCTACAAAAAGTATGCAGCTAAGCTAATCAACCCGCTAACCAATGAAAAATTGTATGTG